TTTTTTCTTGAGCCGGTAGATGTCGGTCTTGTAGCCCTTCACGTCCTCCACCACTTGGCACCCAACTTGGCCGTCTGGTCCGCTCCGAGAAGAATCTAAATACCGGAAGTCGGCTAAATAATCGCATATCTTTCTCCCATTTATCTCGCATCTGATCCGGGGATGGATTTCGAGGTGGCTGATTTCCCCGGCTTCAAGGCGGGGCTTGAGTGTGTGGAGGTAGTGCTTGGCCTCGGCCTGGCTGTCGAAGACGTGGCCATCCAGCTCCACCTTTTTGTTTCGGAACTTGCTAGGCGGCATCACGATCTGCCAGGCTTTCACGCAGTAACGCCTCAACCAGGGACGCCAGTGATCGGCGTTCTGCCTTGGCCCTGGCCTCCAACCTGGCCTTGAGGACCGAATTTATTCGGACAAAAAGAGGCACGTTTTCAGTGTCTTGCACGATTATCTCCACAAAGTAACGTCTGGTACTTGTACAATCGATATCACGGTGCTATCTATTCTGTATAGACGAACAAAAACCAAACGCTAGAAACAGGAGCAAGACAGATGATCTACCCAGCTTTTCACTTCGGAACCAAAATGACAGCCAAAAAAGTCGGCAACCGCTGGATGGTTGGCGGTGACTATGACACTAACGGTGCGCTGATCCTCATGCCGCACGAAGGTGGGCGCAGTGGCTGGGCTTGGTTTGGGCTTCGCGGTGCGGTTCTCAAATTCCAAGACTGGGCCAGTGAGGCCGAGGTCGCCGAGATGGCGGCAGAGGAAGCTGACCCCATCAAGCAACTGGATACCCGTGATGATCGCCCTGTTCGCTGCAAGGAATTGGAGCGTCCATATAATAAGCAAACTTTCTATAAGTATCGCGGCTTCGCAATCCGCAGCCAGGCACAGGGAGGATACAACAGCAACCCCTACGGGAGTTTCGATGGCTGGCTCCGTCACCCTCAAACCGGCGACAAGATCAAATGGCTAAGCGCCAACCGCCTCAAGCAGCTTGTCCGCGACATCGACCGCTTTTGGAACAACTACAAGGCGGCGGCCTAACGGCCCCGCCCACCAGGGAGATAGATATGACATTCAACAAATGGCTGGACACGCTGATCGAAGAGAAGGGCCTTAACCCAGAAATGACCTTCCAGGTCCAGGGTGTCATTTACACCCACATCATCACGCTTGGAGTTATCGTGGAACAACTCAAGGCTTCAGACAGAACAGTCCAAGCTCAATTCAAGACCAAGGCGGTGCAAATCGACTTCTTAAACGGTGACCTTGTCCCGTTCTTCAAACACCTCGCTAAAGGGATGGCGGTTCAAGTTGACCAATCCGTTGCCGTCGCATAATGTATACAACTACCAAACGACACGGCAACGAAACACACACAGCATGGAGGGATAACATGCTTACAGAAACCAGACCCGACCACGGTGTACCGCATGAGGGCAGCTATGCTGCTTTCGTGCGGGTGTCTACCGACGCACAGGACGTGGCCAATCAGGAACACGGCATCAAGGCTTTTCTCAATGGCGGTGACCACCAGGTCAAATGGTTCCGGGAGGAGGGGGTCAGCTCCGGCAAGGACTGGCACCAGCGTCAGACTTTGCATGATTGCCTGAACCATTGCCGGAAATCCGGCGCAACGATGCTGATCTATACGCTGGACCGTATGAGCCGGCGCTTGTGGGAAACGCTGCGCTTTCTGGAGCAGGAGATTGACAACGGCAAGATCAAGCTGGTGGTCGTGGATGATCCGCACATGGATCACACCACAATCCAGCTACGCGCTGCCGTGGCGAACATAGAGCGGGAACGTATCCGCACCCGCACCAAGCAGGCACTGCGCCGCATCAAGGATGAGATTGATGAGAAGGGTGAGTACACCACCAAAGAGGGCAGGGTCATCACCAAGCTGGGTGATCATGACAAGATCGCCGAGGCCGGCATCAAGGGCAATGAGCGCAACGTCGAGCTGGCTGACGAACGGGCCGAACAAATCTGGCCCATCATCAAGATGTTCCGCGACACTGGTCTGAGCTACCGCGAGATCGCCCGTCGCCTCAACGATATGAATCAGCCTACGCCTACCGCAATGCGGACGCCTGACATCAGCCGGCAGACCGAATGGTACGCCAGCTCGGTTCGCAACTACGTCATTCGCATGGAAAAGAAGGGGGCCAAGTAATGGCTAACGAACATATCAATCAGGATAATGACTGGGCGATGGCCCCGCCATCAGACGCCGTTGAAGCTACTTTGTTAGAGGCTTACACCAAGGAGCTGTTCATCAGAGAGTTGCGGACACATCAGTACCGGCACCAGAGAAAACAAAACAAAGCGCAACGATATTTCAATTCAACACCCGCCCGACATGCGCTTGCCCGTGTTCTTTGCATCGCCGCATATGTCAACCAAG